GGGCCGCGCCGCCCGATGAGGTGTAGGACTTGAAGTTGCCAGCCTGACCAAGAACGGTGGCTTGCGCCGAGGTAATCGACTTGCCTTGAATTGCTGCAACAGTGGGGTTGGGGTACGAGCCTGTAAGGTCGCCGCCAGCGGTACCTGTTGAGGGGCCCGTGGCACCTTGGTACCCTTGGTAGCCCTGATAACCTTGCGGTCCTTGAGCGCCATTTACTCCATTTGCGCCCTGCGCTCCTTGCGCACCGTTTGCACCGTTTGCACCTTGAACGCCTTGGTTTCCTTGATAGCCCTGTGAACCTTGTGTACCAGTAGAACCTGCTGTCCCTTGGTATCCTTGAGGGCCCTGAACAGATGCGCCTTGGTATCCTTGAGGACCTGTTGCACCCTGGGCCCCTTGAGCCCCCGTGGCACCCTGCGAACCAGTTGCACCAACGACGCCTTGATAACCTTGACTGCCCTGAGCACCAGTAGCACCCGTAGCGCCCTGAACGCCCGTGGCACCCTGAGCACCGGTTGCGCCCTGTGAGCCTTGAGCACCAGCATTGTTTGAGTAAATAAGACCGGTGCCGCTTGGATTAACCACAAGTGCTTGACCGGCGGTGCCAATTGTAGAAAGACCAGTTCCACCATTAGTAGTGGGGAGCACACCAGAAACGTTATTCGTTAATGAAAGGGTGCCAATAAGGTTTGACAAGTTGTTGCTGTTTGTCATGTACCAATTGCCGCCGTTGTAGTTGACAAAACTTAACGTTCCATAGGATAACAAGGTGTAAGTAGTGACGCTTGAGCCGGAACCAAGCGGGTACATTGAGTTGGCAAAACTCAGCGTGACTGAGTTGGCGCTGTTGTTAATAATTGTCCAAGAAGAACCGTCAATGGGGTTGCTAGGGGTTGAAAGTGTTTGACCTGCGGTTCCGGTAAATACCGTTATCTCGTTGCGTCCGACCGTTGCCGTTGCCGAACGCAAAACAAGGTGATTTGAAATAGTGGTAGACCAGCCAGCAGTAGAACCGGTGTATACCCACATAGTTGCGGTCTGGTCAATTACAAAGTCGCCAACCGTCCACGTTCCCGAAGTAGGTGCGCCGTTTATCGTGCCACCGACAAAACGAGCACCAGACGTAGCGCCGGTAAGGCCCGTAGCCTTAAAGTCAGTCGCAACATCTTCTCCGGAAAGAGAGATAGACGTACCAGCAACGGCACCCGTTAAGGTGCCACCGCTAAGGGGAAGGTATGGGCCGCCGCTAAGACCTTGTGCCCCTTGAGCACCTTGGGCACCTTGAGCACCTTGGGCACCTTGGGCCCCCTGCGAGCCAACAACCTGAGCCCAAGTGCCCGGTGAACCCGCAGCGGTGCAAATCCAAATAGCCCCCGTGCGGTCAACCGCAAAGTCACCAACAAGATAGGCGTAACTTGTTGAATTTGGAGCGCCGGAAGTTGTAGAACCAACAAATCGTGACGACTGAAGGCCCAATGCAGAAGAAACTTGCAGTGGTCCACCGTTTACAACAAGGCTTCCTTTTTGCGCAACTCCACCATCATTCCATTGAACATAATTTACTGCACCCGACTGTTTTAATACAGTAATGGTTGATGAACCGTTTGCGTAAATAACTGGCGTACTAACGTACTGAGAAAAAATACCCTGCGTTCCGTTAAGGGGGTTGGTTATTGTTCCGCCATTAAAAGTCGTGGAACCTTGGGGACCTTGATTGCCTTGAGCACCATTGGAACCCTGGGCGCCCGTTGAACCTTGAAAACCCTGATAACCTTGGGGCCCCTGAACAGATGCGCCTTGGTATCCTTGTGGCCCCTGAACAGATGCGCCTTGGTATCCTTGTGGCCCTTGAGCGCCCGTAGGGCCCTGCAAGCCGGTGCTTCCCTGCGCGCCCGTTGAACCTTGAATGCCTTGGTTGCCTTGAAAACCTTGGTTTCCTTGCGTTCCCTGGGCGCCAGTCTGGCCTTGAACGCCTTGAATGCCTTGGTTTCCTTGAGGCCCTTGAACGCCTTGCGTTCCTTGACTGCCTTGAACACCAGTCTGGCCTTGAACGCCTTGCGTTCCCTGATAACCCTGTGGGCCTTGTGGACCGGTAAGACCCTGCACGTATGAAAGTGCTTGGTTGGCGGTGGTGATTGCTGATTGAACGCCATGGTTAAACTGAAGGCTTTCGGTTGCTGAGGCACCGTGAAAAACGTCGTTTGTTTTGTTTTGCGTGGTCTGGTGGTAGTGGGCAGAGATGATGTTGCCGTCGTATCCACGACCGTTGTTTGTGCCGTCTGTCCAAACCGCAATGGTGGAGGTTGCCAGATTAACAGAAGAGCAAAGAATGTGCTCCTCGTTTGTTTCGCCCGGATTCAACACAATTACAAATGGACCTGAAGTGCCAAGCGGGTTTGTTGTTGCTTGACCCGTGGCGCTTACTTCGTACCAACCCGCCAAAGAAGCAACCGTGATGCCTTGATTGGGGATGTAAGAGTTAGGTACGTCTGTTGTAATGTACGTGGGCGGAACGGAGCCTCCGTACGAACGAATTGTTGTTGAAGTTGGGTATGCCATTGTTTATTTTTCCTCAGTAACCGGTGATATTAAACCGCGAACGTATTTTTCTGCTTCAAAATCAGAGGCGGCAGCAACGTGAATTCCGCCTGCGCCACGGTGGTGGGCTTCGCAAAGCCACATAAGGTTTTCTGCGGACTCGACCCATGCGCCAACAATTGAAGGGTCCGAAACGCCGGGGTAGTCAGCCTCGAGCCACTTTAAGTCTACACCATTCTGCAAGGAAAACTCGATGTGTGCATGGTGCAATTCTAAAGGCTTGCTTAGCGAACATTCGCTAAAGTCGTTGCGGTGAGCGCCAATAGCGCATACCGCCGTTGCTTTTGTGCGACGACGATATGCGTTAAAGTCTTTGTAATGCGGGTCGTGCTCACGTGGTTCGTGATGCGGATAATGAACCACGTAGTGATGCGTTACACCCTGGTCATGAGCCGGGGTCTCGAGCATCTAGAAAGAACCCTCAGTAAGTACGTTAACCGAAGAGATTGTGGCGCTGTTAGTTGTAGTCACCTTGATGTACCACTGCGAAGGAACTCGCACCGTAATGGCGTGGTTGTTTGCCGCGTTGCCCGCAGACGAAGGAATAACTACGTTTGCACAAGCACTAGTTGAACCAAAAGCAACTTGAACTGTACCGTTTGTGGCACCGCCAATAAAGATGTAGTACGTGGCAAAACAAGGAGCGGTGTTTTGCACCGCCGTGCCAGACGTGAATGGGACGTTGCTAGTAAACGCAGGCGCAAATCCACCCACCTGAACATTTGCTGTCCCATTGAAGTGCTGAACAGAACCTGAAGTTGTGTCAAAAAATACAGGGTATGGAGAAATGGGGTGGTTTGGAGTGTTGCTAAAAAGAGTGTTGCTGGTTGTCATAATGACTCCTTAATAAATTTGTACGCCACCACCACCGAGAACGCCGTCGAACTCAGCAGGGGTAATGTCGAATGGGTCGGTTGGGCAGTCCCAAGAGCCGTGCTCCCAAGAGCGGGCCACAAGGGCAGAGCAGATGAGTGTGTCGGCAATGCGAATGTCAAAACGGAAAAATGCCGGAAGCATAATGTTGATAGCAATGCTGACAATGGTAAGTACGCCATACTTTGTGCCCAATTGACGTTGCGCATAGGCAACCGCTTCTTCACAATTGACTGTTTTGGGGCAGGGAATCACTTTGACGTGACCGCCGGGGGCAACGTCCTCAATGCGCACGCGCTCACAGCGTCGAGCCATTTGAATGACCCAAACTTGACCGTTTGCGTCAACCGATTCAACAATTGCCATGTGGTTCCATGAGCGATACTTCCACCAGCGAACGGCTTGAGCAAAGCGAATCATTGCGCCGTAAGGGTTGTGGGTGTGCGCAAAAACTGCGTCGCCTGGCTGTGGAATATAGTTGTTGTTAGTCAAGGTTTTTTAGGTCCTCTTGCAAAGAAAGAATATTTACGTTCCAAACGGGGCCGTGGTCAAGTTCAACAAATGCTTCTGGGATAACAACCCATGCTTCAGAGCCGTAGGTTTCCCACCATTGCCACGTCATCGACTCTGTGGCGCCCCAAGTGATAATGTCTACACCAAACCTGTTACAGCCCGTAGCCACGACACAGTGGCCACCAGAGGCTTCCTCCGCGTACTGGGGAACATGCCAGGGTTGGTGAGACTCAAACTGGGTTTCCGCATCTGGCGGCATTTCAACACCAAGGTAGACAGAGCCAAAAAGGTAAATGGCAGCAGCCAACTCATCACGGTTTTTGATATTAACCGGCGCATAAGCAGAGATTTTTGTTCCAAACAATCCATCGTTCATCCATGTCTTTAAGACTTCATGCTCAACCAGGCCCGTGTCGGCGCCGCCAGTGAGTTTAAAGTATTCTTGCTTTACGGCTTCATCGCCTGGGTACTCAAAAACCTCACCGATTTCTGCGTAAGCAAGTTGAAGCATGTGAATAACGCCTGCAATGGTGCAGTCGCCATACGTGTCATTAAGGGCCATTGGGTAGTCCTTGACACGATTGGAGTAGTCAAAAGAACGTGGCGCAGATGGAACCGTGCCCTTAACGTAATTGGACAGGGTGCCCATTGAAAGTTTTACGGCTGGGGCCTTGCCCCGCCGTCCAGCGATACGTTCTTGCATCTACTTTTCCTCTGTGACGTTCTTGTGAGACCAGTTGGTAGCGTGTTCTGTTGTAAACTTGCCAATAATTCCGATGGGAAGAATGCCTAGCCAGCCGCGCCAGCCAAGGTGAATGAGTTGTACGCCGGAAAAAGAGGCAAGGACAATGTTTACAATGTCGCTAAGCCCGTCCATGTTGCCGGCAAGTTTTGCGTGACCTTCAGCAATTGCTTTGGTCAGCACAGTGTTGAGAACGTCGCGAGCAATCATGCAAACGCAACCAACAAATGAGTAAAACGCAACGTCTAACCAGATGTGCATTACTTTCTTTCTTTCAGTTCAGACAAAATTTGCTTAATTTCCGCAAGCATTTCAGCGTGGTCAAGTGTTGTCTTAAGGTGAAACTTTTGCAACTCCGCAGAGATTTTGTCACTGCGCTTTGCTGCGATAAGAAGAACGGAACCTTGCAGCCCCGCCAGCATTGACAAGGCAAGGTTTAGCCGAAAATAAGGCGCGGGGTCAATTCCAAAACCGCCGCTGGCAATCCAAAACGTCATCAAAACGAGAAACGTCATTAGGAATGTCCATGTTCCCATTCCCAGGCGCATTCTGTCTGCCGCTCGTTCTCCAATTGTTCGTTCTTTGCCGGTCCGAACCGAAGGGTGAAACTCCCAGTGTTTTGCCATTAATCATCATGCCCATCGTGATAGCCAAGGTGGCGTTCCATCACCTTTTCCAGTTTTTGAATGTAACGCTCCATGCGCTCCATCTGCTCGTCTACCTTTTTAAATCCTTCGTTTTGGTTTCGCTCTACACGGTCGATGGCGTCCTTCATGCTGGACCCGCCATTGTTTTTAGTTTCGTGGTGAATTTCTTCAACAGCCTTTGCCAAGTTCTTGATAAGGTCGCTGTCAAGTTCGGAGATAAGTTCTTCGCGAACTACGTTTTTGATTTGTTTGCGGTGGTGTCGCCAGACAAAAGCACCAACGGTACCCAGTCCGGCGAGGAACCAACCAATGCTGTCCCAAAGGTTTGCTGTATTGCTAATCCAAGTTACAAATGTCTCTGCTACTAACATGACGGTACTATGCGGCTGGCGGCATGCGCACTGGCTTTGTGTTAGCCGTTACATTGCGAAGGAACGTTTGTGGCATGCGACCGTCGACGGGGTAACCGTGAGGATTTGCTGACGGTGGGTTAACCCAGCAGTATGTTGGGTTGCCCTGCTCGCCATGGCTTACCGTAAGAATGTCGTTGCCTTGAATTTCGACAATAATTGCTACATGTTCACCCACTCCGGGGCCGTAAACAACGTAGTCACCAACTTCAATGTCTTGAATTGTTGCCACGGGATTTTGCTTCACCCAAAGAGCAAGGTGCTCCTCATGGCTCAAAAGTGTGCCCGTGTAGCCTTCGTGGTCAAAGTTAAGCCCGTTGGGGTCGTTGCCCTGCGCCAAGTAGGCGTAAAGAGTGATGGAGCCCGAGCAGTCGGTTGTGATGGGAAACTTAATGGGCCACTGACCGATGTTTGCCATGCGGTTTGCGCCCTCTGAATAAACCCAGTGTTCGGGGTGCTTGATGCGGTCAGCAACCGCCCAATGGGCCCATGCGACTTCGGCGGTGCGGTGGTCAATAGGTGTTGTCATATTTGTCCTTTGTTTTAGTTGAATCCAATAATTGAAAGAGTGGCAACTACAATAGTTCCTTGCGTTACACCACCGAAAGAAGCCTGACCGGAAATGGTGATGTTTCCGGTCCCCTGAGAGGTAAAGAGGTATTGATTTGAGTTTGTTATTAATCCGCCAGCAAATGTTGTTGATTGCATTGCTGGGGTGCTAGTTGTACCATTTGTAATAGCGGTATACAAAACACGCGTTACGGTGTCGTTGTTTCTACCGCTAAGAGTAAAGGCAACCAGATAATTGTTGTAACCTGCAACGGTTTGAGAAATTACGGTTCCTATCGAACCGGTCACAATACTTCCGCTTGTAACGTTGGCCGGTTGGAAAACGCCCAAAACGTTTGTTGCGTTGGAAAGATTTACAGCCGAGGGCGTTCCGAGGTTTGGCGTTGTCAACGTAGGACTTGTGGAACGAACCAGCGAGCCGGTTCCATTTGTGCTCGAGGCTGAGAACGTAACGTTGCCGGGGGTCGTGTAATTAACCGTAATGTCTGAAGAGCCTGCAAGGGATTGAATCATTGAAGCCCAGGAGCCGGTTGTGCCGGTCGTTTCTACAACACCCATCCAGTATGCGTACGGTTGAAGAGTAATTGCAACACCGCCAGCGGCAGAGTCAATTGTTTGACTTGCGCCATTTGGATAAACCAAGATTGAATAATTATTTGCGTTGTCAATAATTACAAATTGACCCAACGTAGTAATTGCCGGAAGCGTTACGGCTTGCCCCGACGCGGTTGCGTTAACAACGTTGTATTGCGCTGAAAGAGTAGGCCCCTTGCCAGTTGAGGAAGAGACGGTTGCTTCGGTAAAAGCAATTGTGCTATTCCAAAGGCCGTTTGTAACAGTGCCCGTTGTGACAATTGAAGAGGAGCCTACTGCCGGTGCAGCGCCAAGGTTTGTTAGAGCGGCGCTTGCGGTTGAGGCGCCCGTTCCACCAGCGACCACCGGAGTTGTGCCGTATGAAAGGTTTTCAGCGTACCAGTTGGTGCTTCCATCGTAAACAAAGGAAATGCTAGTTCCAGGGTTAACGGTAATAGACGTTGCACCAGCAAAAGAACCGTAAAGGTGAAAAGATTGGCCCGAGTAAGCAGAGATTGTTACAACAAAGTTGGTGTTGTTGTAAAAATCAGTTTTTGAGCCAGACGTTGCAACGTTTGGCCAAGTGTAGGATTGCGCCGTGCTTCCCGCATACATGTTGTACTGGTTTGCAATAATTGACTGAGAGCCAGTCGTCAAAATATTTGGGAATGCAATGTTTTGACCAGTTGTTGAGGTCAACAAAGTTGAAGAAGCCGGAATTGTTGTGCCGTTTACCGACGTTGTTGAGCCAAGGGTTGTAGGAATGTCCGATGCAGAAAGCGTTGTTCCTGCGGTTACGCGCCCCTTTGCGTCTGTTGTGACCTTTGTGTACGTGCCCTGTGTGCCGGTTGCAATCAAAGCGGGTGCCGTTGATGTTCCAGTGAGGTCGCCCGCTAATTGAATAACGCCCTGCGCGCCCGTAGTTGCGGCTGTAATGGTTTGCGAAGTGGAGGCACCTTGGTATCCTTGAGGGCCTTGAGAGCCGGTTGGGCCCTGCGAACCCGTTGAACCTTGAGGGCCCTGCACGGTTGCGCCTTGGACACCTTGAGTTCCTTGGGCTCCCTGTGAGCCGGTTGCGCCCTGTGAGCCGGTTGCGCCCTGCGAGCCGGTCGACCCTTGAGCGCCCTGTGCGCCAGTAGAACCTTGCGGGCCGGTTGCGCCCTGATAACCCTGCGGACCCTGAACTGCAACGGCAGACGAGTATTGAGGGCCGGCAGCGCCGGAGGTCATAATCAAACCTCTGGTTGATGTTCCGGGCACAACGGTAATCCAAGTAGAGCCGCTGTAGTAAGAAATAGAAGGGTTGGTGTAAGTGGTATTGACCCAAACCTGACCAGGGAAAGCCACGGTTGGGGCTGTTGTGCCTACGTAAACGGAGTCGGCGCCCAAATTGACCCACGAAGTTCCGTTGTAGTAATTAAGGCCGTAACTTGCAGATGTTGCCAGCGCGCACCACCAGAATTCACCGCCAGTGCTGTTTACTGAAGGCGTTGGCGTTGAGCCGTCCGAAGTCGTGGCCCAAAGCGGAACGTTGCTGTCAATAAAGTTGGCAACGCTCTGAATGTCAGAGGCAACGTTTGCCGTGTCGCTTGAAACCGGGTATGGAACCTGGGCCCGCGTTGTCTTTCCACTTGACATTAGTATCCTCCTACGAAGATTTGCATTCCGGCAGGCCGGTAACGATAGATAAAGTTGATGTACGGTGAGTTGTTACTTGCAACGGTGCTGCCCTGAAGGTCAAAGTAAAGACCACCAATGCTTGTAAGATACGTTTGAAGTGACGAGTACGTTGAAGAAGCGCCACCGGCATCAGCCGTCAAAGTCTGATACGACTGTGACGAAAAATAAATAGATGGAAGCAAGATTGTCATTGCATTAAAACTGTTTGAATACGGCTCTTTGAGCGCACAAGCGCCTTGTTGGCTTGTAACTGTTGTTCCCGTTGCTGAATTTGTGACCGTAAATTGCGTTGCAGTTGCCGACGCCACCGTAACGTTTGTAAGGTTAAACGCTGTTGTAGACAATCCCGAGATGGTTACAACTTGACCCGCAATAAGAGAGTTGGCACACGTGTAAGTTACTGTTGTGCCGTTTGCAGAAGCGCCCGTAATTGCGTACGAGGTTGATTGCGTGTTTTCCATGATGATTACTTGCGACTCAGACAACTGAGAAACGCTTGAAACCAACTGGGAGTTAATTACCTGAATCAACTGTTGCGTAATTGCTTCGGCGGTTGCCCGATTAAAACCACCAAGGGAGTTAATCGTTTGGACAATCTGCTGACGGCTCATGGTTGTGTCAGATGGGATTGAAGCGCCTACAAATTGAGCAAGCCAAGGCAGGGCGTAGTTTGGGCAACGTTGAATGTCAACCGCTTGAGACCAGCCGGGAGCGCCGGCCCAGTCCTGAAGGTAAACGCTTCCGTCTGCTCCTGTGCTTGCGGGCCAGGATAGGCCGGCGCCGCCCGTAGGATAGTTGCGCGTAACACCCGTAAAGGTGATTGTTGGCGCGTTCCAATCACTGTATCCGGCGGGGACCGAAATTGTTTCAACGGCGCCAGTAAGCGAATTGACCAACTCTAAAAGAATTGGTTGATTTGTTGGGAACACATACCAAGTGCTGTCTGTTCCAAAAATTGTAATTGTTGTGTCGCCGGGTGCAAGAGGGTTTGCAATTTGAACGTCTGTGATTTCGTACGTTGCATAAGCACCAAAGTTTGCTTCAACGTGAATGCCTTGACCGACATTGTTTCTAGTCAGAATGTCAAGTTGGTCAAGTTGCGACGCGGCGCCGTAAATAAAGTACCAAAGAGCGTAACCATTTTGCGCGTCTTGGTCTTGGATAAATTGCGGCACCGTGTTATAAATCGACTGGGTGTTGTAACTATTCGGTAAGGTTACCGTCATAATTAAAGTCCAGTAAACGTGTTGCTTGTATTGGCATAAACCGTTCCGGCAATTGCGTTAGCAATTGGAAGAGGAGCGATTCCGGAAAGCGGGACCGTTGTGGTCAAGTAGGCTCCGCCGGTTGGGTATGAAGTTCTGGCGCTTACGGTAACAACGTTTGATACGCCTTCAACAGAACCAATGATTGTGGCAAGGTCCATAATGTTTACCGACGTTGCGGCTCCATTCCAATATGGCGGCGTGTTTGTTCCACCAGCCCAGTTAGCGGGGCTTAGGAACAAACGAATAGCGGCGGTAACCGAAGACTGCACTGACGTTGTTGTGTAAGCCGGCGAAACGTAAATAGTGTACTGAACGTCAATTGGAATGTAATTGGGGTTAATCGTGTTAACCGTAAAGTTTGTCTCGCGACGGGTTGCAAGGTAGGCAGAGAGGCTTTGGGCGATTGAAGGAACAACCGGCAAACCATTTGCATCAACGGGCACAACAGAAACGGTGCGAGGGTAGTTAAACGTGTTGGGGTTGTAGAGTCCACCTGGCGTCCATGTGTAGTTGTACTGGTTGAGCGCCGGAAGCGTTGTCAATGTGTACGAGCCAGAGACAACTGCAACGTTTGAAACAATAACGCTCGAACCCAATGGCACGTTGAGGCCGGCTCCAAAGATAATGTTAACCTGAACGTCAGCCGCAGATGAAAGCGTAAACGTAATTGGAAGCGTCACCGTGGCCGCAGCCGCAGGGCTAACAGTAGCAAGAACGGCAGATGTGGCAACGTTGACAACTTGAATCGTAATGTTGCTGTACGTTGTGCCGGTCACGTAATTGGCGTTAACGGTCGCAAACAACGTGTACGTGCGCGTGGTTGCCGTGGTGTCAGAAACGACGTGCGACAAATTAAAGATTTGCGAACTTACCGTAAGGGCGGAGCCGAGTGCGGAGCCGGTTCCCTGGTACTGAACTCCCGTTCCCGGCAATATGACAGTACCATTTGGGTTGCTCCAGGACGAGCCGTACCCACCGCTGAATTCGTAGTCAAGGAAGGTGGCGTCAGGAATAAAGTTGTAGTCACTGTTTGTTAGCGTTTGACTTTGAGCGGAAGAAAGGTCAACCTGAACCTCATTAAGCGACACGTAAGTAACTTCGTGCGTCTTGCTTGTTTCCGTTGTGGAAAAAGCAATGTACATTTGAATGTTTGTTACGTATGGACGTGGAGCGTTAGGGTTGGTTGCCGAATAAATTGTTGGCACACCGGGGTCAAAAGCAAGCACGTTTGCAGAGTTTGCGTTTGTTGAGGGAATGTTGCAGCAAACAACTTTTGAGTTTGACGTGTAGGTGTAAAGGGAATCGTCAAACTGTGGCAATGAAGAAAACGCGCGCGTCGAACCGTCAATGTAAGTGGCAAGAGCCACAATGTACGGGCGCTCTGTTGCCGTTGTTGCCGGCGCGGAACCAGCAGCCTTGATGACGGCGGCGGCTTGGTACCAATAAGAGTTTGCGTACAGACCCGTAGCGGCAGGTGCCGACGCACCTTGAAGCAAGGTTGCGGTTGCGCTTGTTGAGTGAGCGTACTGCATTGGGGCGGCCAGCGTCAATGTTTGCGCACCACCGGAAGCGGCTGAAACGGCTGTTGCAATTACAATTTCATTGCCGTTTGTGCTGTCGGAAATCAAGAAAAGGTCTGGCGCTGAAGAACTTGCAGTTGTGTGCAAAGCGGTTGTCGTCAACTTTATTGAAGACGCACCTGCCGTTGTTGCGGTGTTTACTGCAAGCCCGCTTGGAAGCGCGGTTGACGTACTTGTAAATTGCAAGTAGTTTGACGGCGAAGTTCCGGGGGTCGATATAGATGGAACAGTTGTTGTTCCGTCACCAACAACACCCAGCCAGAGGGGGCGGAACCAGAAGTCGATGCTGTTGTAAAGTTTGCGTTAGCGGCAGAGAAAAGATTGGTCAAAGAGTTGAAGCCATCAAATGCCTGCGCACGGTAAATGCCGGATACGTTTTGAGCAAACAACGCGTAGTCGCTGGGCGTAATTGGGCGGGGCGCAAGAAGTTGCAATTCTGCCGTCAAACGGCTCAAGAATGAATCTGTTGTCTCTGGGTCAGTGCCCGCTACAAGGTTTGAGTTTGTTGCAGGGGTTGCCGTAACCACAACGCTAGAGATGTTGGGGTTTTGAGTTTGCAGTTGCAAGAATGCGCCAACGGAGTTAAAACTTGAAAAGTTCTGAATGTTGTAAGCGGTGCCTGGGGTTACTGCTTCAACAAGAACGTTGGTAAGCGCGTTTGTCCCCGCTGCAATTGTAATGCTATTTACAAGTTGAAACTGGTAAGAAGCGCCGGAAAAGAAGAGGCCGACAACGGTTCCGGCGGCAATTTGGTATCCACCGGTAGGGGCGTTGCTAACCAATGTCCATGTTGTGTAAAGTTGGTTTTGAAGGCCCGCATTTGGTGTAATTCCGATAAGTGAACCGAAATATTGAAAGATAGATTTGGGGACGTCAGAAGCCACGTTAGCGGCCTCTGCGGCCATTGAGGCAAACTGTTCCAGAAGAAGAACTTCAAGGTTGCCTTCACGCGGCACCCAGCCGGGAACGTTGGCAGCAATTGAGGCAAGAGATTGCTGAACAAGTACGTCAGCCTCTGTTACGATGGGAATGTCAATGTAACCGCTCATTATTTATTTCCTAAACTGCTGGTGATGGCAACGCCCACAGAGGCAACGTTTTGGTCGTTATATTTTACAGAAACCCTTGCGTTGGCTCGAGGTTCCCATTGATTGATTGCGTCTTGGATTTCAATAGCATTTACGTCGGCAAATGTAGGGTCTTGAATGCCAAAGTCCGGGAGCATTGTTCGTTCGCCAACCAAAGCACCCACAACCATTGCAACAGAGGCAGAGATTTCTTCGTAAGAATCTTGCGGGTTCATGGCGATTTGACCAAAGGGGTCAAGTGTAATGCCATTCTGAAAATGCGGCGGCCCAAAAACCGGATTAACGGGAGGGGGGAAAGAAGAGACGTTTAATGCGTCGCTTTCTGCACCGGTTGAGTCAACATGGATAATACTAAATGCCACCGAAAGCGGGGGGCTTGTAAGAGACGGGAACTGATAAAAGTAAGAAGTCATTGGGGCCGCAAGCGAATACGACGCTTGACCAGTTTGTCTTACGACGTTTGCCCCAAGAGTTGTAACAAGCGACCACGTTGGAACCATTTGGTTGACGTTTTGCAATACATAAACTTCGTACAAAGAACCGGTCGTAGCATCATCTGCCGCGGTCCAATTAAGTTGAACGCCTTTGCCTTCAACCCACGTTTCTGTAAGTTCTGTAATTGCGTCAGCCATTTTAGATTCCTAGTCTGCCCCCCTGGCGTGGCCCCTCCTTAATAGCAATAAGGTTGGCGCAGACGTAAGGGATATTGTGTGTTTTGTGCCACTCTGAAGGGAAGTGTGTAAAGAGTTGGCTTACTTGAAAGTTTACTTTAATTTCTGGGACGTAACGACGGTAATTGTCGTCAACCCAATACCAGAAACTATTTTCATTGTAAAACGCAACATGCGTTGGGTCTTGGTAGGCGCCCCGTCCGTCGGTGCTGGGTGTAAGGCTTACAACCATGCCACCATGAGCAAGAACGCGGTAAAACTCATTCCACAAACGAATCTTGTCGGCAATGTGTTCGCAAAAGTCAACAGCACGAATAACGCCTACTGAGTTGTCTTCGAGTTCGCCCAAAACGTTGAAAATGTCACCGACGTAATAAGCGGGTTCGTGCAAGTCTACGGTTTTGTATCCCGGCGCGGGGTTGTGCGCACCGCCCAAGTCCAAAGCGAGAAGCCCGTTGTCTTCAGACCACTTTAAAAGAAGGGACTGAATGTTTTGAGAGTGCAGACGAACGGTTTCCTCTTGAATGAAAACGTTGGTCTCTGGGTCTACTTGAGTGTTTTCCCCGTGAAGACGCTGGTAATACAAGCATTTTTCAATGTGATGAAACTTGCCTTGAAGGTAGAGCCGAGCCATAAGGTCTTGGTCATCAAGAACCTTGCGTGAATAATCGTATCCGCCTGCGGCGTCGTAAGCGGACTTTCGGAAAGCGCGCACGTGATTTGGAGCATACCAAATAAACGAAACGTTGTGGGGCGTGGGCTTCATGCCGGCACAAACGACGTGCTCTCCATCGGTGTAAT